GCCGTCCAGCTTGAAAGGCTGTACATCTCAACATTGGCATCGCCGCCTTCAGCGGATTCTTCCCCGCTCGGGTTCCATTCGCTGGTGATATGGCCCATTCCCCTGTAGAGGGGCACACGGTCGTCCGGTGAGAATCCCCGGTCTGCATACCATTGTTGGGTGTCGTCATACATTCCTTGCAGAACCTTGTCGGCCCCCTCTTGAGTATCCGGGTCATCCAGCATCCGTTCAATTTCCAGCCCGGTCATTTCCTCGTATTTCTCGTAGCCAAGTTTGAAGTTTCCATACGGCTGATTAAATTCAGTTATCCCTTCAGATTTCTCAATGTCCGCAGTTTTCTGGATAACTTCATTGCGCTCCCGAGGCGGAGCTTCAGCACCATGACTCTCGCCAAACAGACGCGCCGCCGATTCCATTCCAAGCTGGCCACCCGGCGTATTGGTGGACTGTTGCCAGCCAGCATTAAGCAGGTCTGCCATCTCGTAGTCGCCGCCCATATGGTCAGTTGGCATCCACTGCTTTTCTGTCAATTCGGCGGCCATTGTCTCAATCCACATCTTCGGCTTCGGCCCGCCATACCTGAGGGCAGTCGCATTCTCCGGCGTGCCCTCGGTCATGGCCAGTTCGCGCCATGCTTCGCCCACTGCGCGCTTTGCTTCGGGGTGAAGAGTTTCCAGACTCTCGTGGTCGCCCATTCCCAAATTCATATTGATGTACGACAGGCGTGATTCTCCATCGTAGTAGGGGTCCAGAGATACAGCCGGGTCCGTAAAAACGCTCATGTGAGTAAGGACCGCCCGTGCTTGGTCAACAGCATAATCGTTCTGAAGGATGTGGTTGGGGAGCAAACCTTCATAGTCCTGCCAGATTTGATAATCCTCGGACTCCTCATCGTCATAGGATGATGTCCACTCCGGCTCAACATCGGATGTCATCCGCTCGATGCGCTCACCAATGTCATCAAGCTCTTGCAATTTTGCTTCAGATGCAAAGTCGGCCAATTCATAGAAATCCATGTTGAATTTCATCTGGCCCCAAAGTGGCACAAGCTCTTTCAGCCGTGCCTCAGCGCGTTCTGTTTTTCTCTCTTCTTCAAATTCTGTTTGATAATCAGGGTCCTTCTTTTCTCGCGCTGACCTCTTCTCTTCCCTGTAAGTAAAGTCCTCTGTAGTAGCCAGCCACAAGGCCTCGGCATCGGGAGGCAGGTGCATGGCTACCTCTGACATCAATTGAAAGTATTCAGAAATCTCATCGCTGGTGATTGGGCCTTCGGTTTCAACATCCTTGACCAGCGTGGGAGGTTCGCGTTCGGCGTCCCGAGCGGATGGAAGTGGCTCACGACCAACAGGAGCGGCTGACCCTTCCGGCGCACTTCCCCCAAGCTCGCCTTCGCGACCGACGTGCTCAAAAAAGCCAGAGCCGGGTCCACCGCGTTCGACCAGCGGCTCATCAGCCCCAATTACATCGTCGGCCAAATCAATGCCGGGTTGTTTTATTTCAATTGGTTCGCCCATGGCTACTCCCACTTACTCATTTCCGGCGTGCGATATTCCGTCCCGTGTTTTTGTTGCCAGCCCAACCCATAAATTGGCTCAAAATAATGGCGTGATTCGGCAGTGGCCAGCAATGCCCGCTCATCATAGGTTATGTGCATCCTGTTCATGTCGTATCCGACACCCGTATCCTTGTACATCACATAGCCATCATGAGTCAGAATGGGATACTCGGCTTTGCGCGCTTTCCAATGAAGCTCGCCCCCAAATCCCCAACCGTAGGTCATGGCTTCGTTCCATCGGCCAAGCTCATTGAATTTCTCCGCATCGTACAGCGGGCAAACACACTCAAGTCCAAAAACTTCCCGGACAGCGAATGGCGCACGCGGGGCCAAATAGTTTTTCCAAGCCCCGTGGTCTATGATGAGCGATGGCTGGATGCTGAATGCCTTGTGCTCAATCATGGGTGTTATCAGCATGTCCAGCGGGTCGCGCTTATCCATCGGGTCAAATCTGCAACTGGTCGTCAAGAGCCAGTAGTAGTCGCTGTCGTCGTCAGCGCATTCGAGGGCCGCCATGAAACCGGGAACCATTTGTATATTTGTATCAACGCTGTGAGTCGTGTGAATGGATGGCCGAACCAAATCGCTCCCGTTGTCGAATACGATAAGCTCATACGGTTGATAGACGCGCAATCGGATGTGCGCTACCAGCGCATCCGTGTACTCGGGCATATTGTAGGAGCAGATAACTATCGCTGTTTTCAATTTGCAAGCTCCGGGTTAAGCCATCCCTTTTTCTCAAACAGCCTGTCAAAGCTGGCCGCTATCGGCTCGAAGTCATTCCACTCCCAATTCGCCGGGAGTCCCCCGGCTTCACTTGCAAATCGATTTGACTCATTAATATGGCCAATCATTGTTTCGTTTCCAGACCGGAGCGCAATATACTGCGCGTAGGCCCGTGCGAAATTCTCACGAGGCCGTTCCATGTTGCGTTTGGAATCGTATGGAATCTGAAACGTGACACTCACAGTCTCATCGCCCCGCGTAGGTGCGCCCGGTCGGTCGCCCACAAAAAAGTCATCGGGTAGGTCTGCGCCTGTTACCTTGATGATGCCCGGATTGTATTTCTTCAGTTCGCGGTAGGCTTTGCTGTCCGTGATTGATATCCAGAGGTCAAGGCCAGCCCCGGACACTTCGCCATCCGGGACATCAAAATCCGACTGGCCAATCTGGATGGGATACCCCTGCATCCGCAGGATAATGTCTGATTTGTTCGACACGCCCAACATTGGCTGATGGTCCGGCCCATACTGTAAGCCCGCCGTTTCCGACAACCAAACTGGCGCGTAAGGCTCTTGCTGTCCTAGAAGCCAGTGGTCGATGTAGTGGCCAATCTCATGCGCCATCGACAACTCTGTGCTCTCACCGTACTCATCATAAAACTTCATCATAAACTGGCGTGGCAAATCCTCCCGGATGTGATACGACCCACCCTTGCTACCCGCCCGAGTTTCCTTCAGGGGGAGCTTCATCCAATTGTTGATGCCATGCACCTTGTCGATAGAGTCGAGTACATCGCGTATCCTATCCCATCGGGCCGTCCCCGGAATGTGCTCGAAGATGTCATGGGCCGACCGCAGATATTCTTGGGGAATATAGCTTTTGTTATATCCGGGCGCATCAATGGTGCGCTCGTATCCCCTGTTGAGCCGGGTTGTCTCTGTCGAGAAATTGCCACGCGCACCCCCGCCCTCGCCATGCACGTCCTGCGATGTACCAGTGCCGGGATGTGGGCCGGGTCCGTAGTGGCTTACCACGAACGGCCCGTCATCGAGGGTTACGATGCGCTTGGATGCACCAACTACTGCGCTCCCGCCCCGGACGAGGGCCGCAAATTGTTTGTCAGAAACTTCGATTGTCATAGAGCCTCCGCACTACTCCAGCACTTCGTACCCCCACTTTGTCCGCCAGCCAACCGTGGCAAGATGTGCCACAAAAGCGAATGCGATACCAGTTACTACATCAGACACTACCGGGTAGAAAAGTGGGTCCATCAAGTTGACTTTGAAGAAAATGGCCAAGATTGTGTAGACCCAACAGCCCATGCAAAAATCACATTCGCCAAGGTCTTTTAACAGCGGATGAAGGTCCCAAATCCGCTTGGTTGGGCCACTGGTCTGGAGCACCCAAACCAGTAGCCTTCCCAAAACGGCCATCGAAACGATGGTCATCGAACCATTACCCAAAGCATCGGTATCTCGGGTTCTCCAGTCCTCAATGACTGTGCGACAAAAAGTTGCCAACCATCCCGTAGAAACGAGTTTAGGTATTGGTCCGCTTGAAACCCTGTTACTCCGCCCTCAGACATAGGGCTTTCGGTAAGTGTTCGCTGGATGTGCCAAATTTCAGTATGACGTGGCTCGATATCAGCCCGGACTTTTCCAAGGACCCACAGCAAGCTCAAACCTTGCTGGCCAAATCCCTGTGGGATGACTTTGATAAGCTCGAAGCCATCCAGAAAATGGCCTTCGATGTACTCATTGACCTTGGTCGGGGTCATCACCCGGTCATCAAGGCCGCCAAGAGGATTCATTGTTCGGGTGATATGCTTCATTTCAGAATATCTCCCCAATTCTCCCTCCCAACTTACACCTTCCAGCGGGTAGTCATCTGGCGTGCCCATATCAACAGGTGCAGGTGCTTCGACTTCTTCGACTTTTTCGACTTCTTCAGATTCTGTTTCCAACTCTGGAGCTTTCAGCGTAGGCTCTTCCGCAACTTCCTCGGTAGTAGTTGCAAGTGCCGCGGCTCTGGCCTCGTCCTGTTCGAGATTCAATTCAGTCACGCGCTTCAAGGCCGCCTCGATAACTGTCTTACGCGACTTTCCTTTCTCTTCGGCCTCGGCCAAGGCATAGATTTCATCCCTGTCCTCGGACGCTCTGATGTATGCGATGGCCTCATCAGCCGTTGCCTTGAAGATTAGGAATCCCTTCTCTTCCTCTGGCACAACTTCAGCTTCAATTGCCACACTTCCTACAGTTTCTTCTTCCTCCGTTGGGGGTGCGTTCGCGTCGGCTTCAGCGACGGACTCTTCTATCGCCGCCTGAAACTCAGCGTCCGCTTCTTTCGTGGACTTCGTAACCATCGGTATTACCTCCCGTATGCGATTGCCGTCCCCGCAACGCTACTGGCCAAGATATGGTGTGTACTCCCCTTCTTTGACCAGAGTGACCAGTTCCTCCTCGTCAAAGAAGATTGTGCAGTGGCATACGTTAGGATGACCGGGAGGCGTATATTCGCCGCCCTTTCCATCCACGCCACCTGTTTTGAAAACCGTTTTGTAAATGTAGTCATTGGCAACCCAATTTAGCTTTTCATTCCCAAGACAAATTGGGCACGGGTGCTCGTTGCCTGCCGGGGTTTCATCGCGGTCGCCCAAGTGCACCCATCGCTTGTGCTTCAATCCACTCCGCTGGATTTGAGCAAGTTTGCCTTGGTTTTCCGCCCGGTTGATTTCCGTGTTGACGATTGACTCACTGCGCGCCCTCGTCATTTCGATGAGGCCATCCCTAATCAACTGCATGGTATTGCCCATGAAGTCGTCTTGGCCCAAAACCCATTCTGCCGACTGTCCCTCACGCAAGCCCTGTGCAATTTTCGGACTCGCCATGCCCTGCCGGACACCGCTGGTGATTACTCTCTTGATGAAGAATTTTGTATTTTGATTCGTCCATGCCACGAGGTCGGCGGCCCGCGCTTCAAGCTGGACAATCGTCTCCGTGTTCACTAGGTCGAATCGAATACCGAACGGCAAGAGCGGACTGTCGATAAGGGCCTCTTCGTACAAGCTCCGCACTATCTGGAGTGCCATGTCCTCAAGCCCCACCTGAAAAGCCTCAACATAGATGCGCAGGATTTGGGTTTTTTCGCTGGCCGTCGCCGTTTGCCACCAATCGTCCTTGTTCAAGTGGCTCTCAAGCTCATTATGGATGTCATCGATTCCCTGCCGGAATATAAGGCTGTCCAACTCTGATGGCTCACCCCAATCCATGGCCGTCATCTCTTCCAGCCAGTAGTCCTCAACCTGTTCGTCGGTCAGGACATTGAACGTTCGCGCCACCTGCGGGACCATGGTGCGTACAGTCGCCTTGATGAGCCGCCTGATACGCGGGGCGGTCGCATTACGCGGGACCGCCAGCAAATGCGGCTCGATGATTTGTTCCATCATGGCCAGCAAATCAGTTTTGGTCCACTGTCCGCCCGGAGGCAAATCTTCTGCAACGTCATCCTTCCTGAATAGGGACCGCAGGCTGAAGCCTCGACCGCCCTGCGATGCTGGCACTTTGTCATCATCGGTCTTTCTACTGAATGGAGGTTCTGGCTTGTTCTGGCCAGCTTGGAATTTTTCAGTGCCTTTGCGCTCGCTCCGGGAGAACCTGTTGCCCTCCCGCTGTTGCGCCATTCCAAACTCTTGCTGGCGTGCGACGGCTTCTTCTGCCGGGTCCTCGGGTAATTCATCGGGGTCGATATCCGTGGCAAGTAGGCCGCGGTTTACAATTTCCTGTCTCGCTTCCAGTTGCGATATCAAGCCCGACTGTTTCAATGCCCCCAAGCCCTGCCCGAATGCCACCAAATTCTTGGCCTCGCCTGCTTTCGTCTCTTCATCGTCGTCAATCCAGATGAATTTTATTTCCTTGGGGAGCACACTGTTGAAATGATTTTCAAACTTGGTGCGCAGGGTCGCAAAGCCAGAGCGGCGCGTTTGTCGCTCGCCCCTGATAACACCTGCCAGAGTTTTCTCGCCAGCCAATTCGCTCATGCCGATATCACTCAGGCGCATCCCGTAGGCCGCGCACAAAATCTGCGCATACTTGAGAGTCACTTCGTTGTACATCATGTCAAGTGGCGGCCTGTTGAGGGGAATCCACTGCGCGGCCAACTTGTGGCTGTGAAGCACTGGAACCTTAAAGCCATCGATACCTGAGAACATTTCCCGGAAGCCTTCCAGCCATTCATCGGCGTCCTCACTACTCATGTCCATCAGGTCAAGGATGCCTGCCTCGGGAGTATCGAGCAAAAGATTCGCATAATACTTGTCCCCCCGGTAAAGCATCTCAATTGAGAGATATCCTTTTTCTGGCGGGGCCATGCCCCAACCCTTGCGGCGAATTTCTGGCCGGGGTGTACTGATGATTCTGGCCACTGAATAGTGTGGGAAGTTGATAACAGAGCCGGGTAGCTCGGGGACCCGCTGTTGTACAGGAAATTCCACTACTTGAGTTGGGAAAAGTGTGGCCGCATCGACATGAAACATCCCGAGTACCACACCGTCAGGCTCATCGCCTTCGCGCACAACTTCGGCCATTGCTCCAAACGGCAGGTCAAGAAAATCCTGTGCCATTAACGAACAGTAGTCATCGAAGTCTCCCTCCAAATGCTTGAAGAGGTCGATGTAGTATTCGATATTTCGCTTTACTTTGGGGCTGTCCGCCTCATCAGCGTCATCCGGGATGACATCCCATTCCATGTTTAGCATATTCGATATGAGGGTGTCGCGACAGATGACGGCGATGGATTGATTGCGTACAAAGTTGCGCCAGCGAGTGGCAGTCAGCCATCCGGGGTGTCCCCAATACGGAATCCACCGCTGAAGGTACGAAGAGAGATTGATAGACCTCTTCGGTTTAGTCTCCGGTGCTTCCTCGGGTACTTGTGCAAGCTCTGTGTGTTTTACCATCATTATCTCCGTCTACGCGGTGAAAAACGGGGGTATCCCTCACTTCAGGATACTTGACTGCAAGCCGTTCGTCCACTGCATATGCACCATCCTAAACCTTCTTGAAACCCATGCGTGTCCAGCCCGCTTCGGTCGCTTGGTCATTAAAAGCGTATGCCGCGGCGTCTACAATGTCGTCGTGAGCGGCGTTTGGAAAGCCCGCCAATTCGTTGAGAGCAAACTTATTCCAGACCGCTCGGAGCATGAATACATTCCCGGCGTTTACCTGCGAAGCGAGCGGACTTGCCCTCACCATCTTGTCACCGCTGGTGGGCATACCCTCGACGTTCCAGCCCATCAGCATTTTGATGTAGTTGTTTATCTGGTAGAGGCCGGATTGTCCCGGCTCTTTTTCA